CCCCAAAGCCCATGAGGGGCCAATCCATACAATACAGAGGAGGTAAAACCGCCTTAGTAAGGTGTAAGTAACTAGTATGTTACCAAGCACTTTACAAATAAAGTACTTGTTGAAGGATTAGCTCTCACTCCATCTGGGTGAATAATCCAGATAGATTACGAACTAAGTTCGTATTTATGGAGATGCGAGACTAATTACACAACAGTGTAGGCGTCATATCGCTGGCTAAAAGATGTATAAGTCTCTGGAGTTAAATCCAGTGCCTTATAATCATCAATTATAGCCTTAACGACCTGAGCCTCTGCTAATGAAATGGAAAATGCATTACGCATTGTGAAAATCTTAGAAGTTATAAAGTATTTACTTATACCTTCTTTGAAGAATTCACGATCTTCTATCACTATATCTAGTGGTCTAAGAACTTGACCCTCCGCTGGGACTCCCAAAGTAGCTTCTTTGATATTCAAAGCAGCTCCAAAGGAGAGTCTTGCTCTTTTAATCAATCTTTTCTCTTGTTGTGAAACAACTTCAAGTAAAGGAGAGACTATAGAGCTCAGCTTAACCGTCGAGTAGAATTCTTTGAAAACATGATGTGTATCAAAGTATCCCTCTAAGGCGAGGATGAAGTCTTGGACAGACAAGTCTGGGAACTTAACTTTGAAACCTTTCGCTATCTTATTAAGAAGGCGACGGGAATCATCGTTATGTTTCTCAAAATCCCGTTTGATAAGGCGTTTCTTCGCTGAGATAAAAGCCATAAAGGCCAGAACCTCAGGTCTTTCCACAAAGTGGGAAGACTCCGAAGGAACATCGATAGCGAATATATCCTTGGATCTTTTAGCTAAAAGCTGAAAGTCTTCGGGTATACCCCTATTGATAACTTTCGTTACCGAGTCAAACAACATATATAACTTCGTTACTCTCTCCCATTGGGAAAGTTTACCAAAGTGAACATATATGTCATGGATTAGTCCAGGGTGCCTGTCTATAGGTAGACTCCACCCATGGTTACTTTGAGTGTTAAGAAAGTTATGTAGGAGAGCGTAGCTCTTCCACACACTTTTTAACCCAGGGGCACTAAAACCAGTAAATTCCGTGGTTCCATAAAACCATCTCTTAGCGAATTCAAAAATCTTTTCAGATTCATGAGTTTTGCT